ATTCAAATCTGATTACCCGTGAGGAAGCTGATCAAGTATTTACCACTGCGTCAGAGGCAGGGCACTTACATAATGATCTGTATGAGATTAAAGAAGCGATAGATTTAGTAATTGATGGGAAATCCGCAGTATCGCATACGCATAGCGAGTTAGCGGATAAAGGTACTGTAGATTCATACCTCTTTAATTTGGCTGATGACACTCACTCTCATACAGATGATATAACTGATGCCCCGAGGGTAACTAAGTATCTTAAATTGTCTTCAGCAGGATCGTATGAAATATGTAATAGGTTAGGCGTTGGCCTGGCTGTAACGGATATTATAGTACCCACCCCAACAACACCTGATTACACCGATTTTTCTTTGGAGGATATTTATCCCCTTGAGAATCTAGATTTTGAGTATAGATAGGAAGGTAACGTTCATGGCAGGCTTACCCGAAATAAATCAGTGGGACAGGCTGATATACCAATTATCTCCAGAAGATAAAGTTCTGGGAGGCCCTCAAGGTGTAGCTAATCAACCCGCACAGCAGATAGCGAATAGGACTAATTGGTTAAAGGCTGAAGCAGAGCTCCACGATCATTCTCTGCGGTACTATACTCGTGCTGAGACTGATGCACAATTAGAAGAGTTAGAGGTAGCAGAGCATTCTCACGATGATCGCTATGTGGTTAAAAGCTTAGCTATAACCCAGGTACTGTCTCAACTTCAAAATCTTATTCAAGAGCATACTCATGACGAGCAGTACTATTTGAAAAGTGAGTTGGACAATATAATATCCGGATCTAAGGAGTATGAGCATACTCATGATGATCTTTACTACAGAACTGCAGCGTTATTAGATAAACTTACTTTCGGAACCATATCTGTAGATCATACTCATTCCAATATTTACTACTCACAATCTGAGATTTCCGCATTATTCAATACTTTATCTGAAGTAGACCATACTCATGATGCGAGATATTACAGTAGGGATCGAATAAGCACCATTTTTACAAACTTGCTCAATTTTGCCCATAATCACGATACACTGTATTACAAAACAACGGAATTGGTACCTTTAATTCCGATGCATGACCATGACGACAGGTACTATAAGAGAGATTACATAGATGGGGAATTAGACACCCTTTCGGATGTAGAACATAACCATGCTGCAGAAGGGTACTTATCCTACGCAGAGTTCGACAACGTAATAGCAAATGTATCCTTTACTGGACATACACACGACACTCTCTACTACCGCAAAGATTACCTGACCACTGAATTTGAGCAGAAGTCTAATACTTACCACACCCATTTTGAGGACTACTTCACAGAAACTGAAGTAGCCAATTTTGCAGCAACCAAAGCAGATCGATTTCATAACCATTATGAAGACTTCGTATCTGCAAAAATATCAGTAGCTGGGGAAATTGAGATTGTAGATACGTTAGCTATAGGACCACTATACTTACAAGAAATAGAGACTCTCCCCGTCATATCTCAACCCACAGCGGTCGTTGATTTTGATGGCAGGATATAACACGAGGCACATATGTCGTTTTTTATAGAAATGCCTTCTTGGGTAGAAAAGGTCTACACTCTAGAGATAAATGATACTGTCTCTGGGGGGCTAGAAGGGGCATTTAATAAGCCCTATCAGGATTTAGCCAATAGGACATACTACCTTAAAACTCAGATAGCTTCTCACTTACACGACCAGGACCATTTATCAAAAACGGAACAGCTTACTGTACTGGAAGGTACTTGTCTCCACACAGGGGAAGCTTACTATCCGATGCCTGGAGAACTTCCTGAAGAAGGCGAAGAGATAAATCCTCTAAAGATAGCAACGATTATTGCATATCTAAATATTCATGGCGTAAAATAAAAGGCGAAGTATATGTCAGACAATTTATTTCATAATCACGATGATCGTTACTACCCTCAATCTGAGCTTGAGCAGCAGATATCAGAAGCTTCTCTACCAGAGCACGAACACGGAACCTTGTATTTTACAAAGGAAGAATCTGACTCTCTTGTATTTAATAAGGTACGTACGGGACATACACATAGTACTCTGTATTACACTATTTCAGAAGTAGATCAGCTTTTAGCCTCTAAAGCTGTACCAGATCATATTCATAGCGGCAGATATTACACTAAAAACAGTGTAGACGTATTTTTGCAGGGCAAAGCCAAAACTTCTCACACACATGATGAGCGGTATTACAAACAAACAGAAATACAGTCCAAGGTTGCTAATCCAAGTTTAAAGATACACACCCACACACTCTATGTACCTAAATCGGAAGTGATATCACGTATAGATACCTATCTACAGAACCATGTACATGACTCGGTTTTCTACACTAAAAGCGAAGTCTCTGAAAAGTTATTTAAAAAAGCTCAAAATACGCATACCCATGGGTCTTTATATTATCCCTACTCTGAAGCAGTCGCAGTAGCATACACGCTGGTCCCTTCAGTCCACGATCATCATAATGTGTATTACACAACTGAAGAATGCGATACTTTGATTGCAGGACTTAGTGATAAAACACATAATCATAACGATACACATTATACCAAGGCAGAAGTATTTGACGCACTTGACAGTAAGTCAAGTGTAGATCACTTCCATGAAAATATGTTCAATACTGGTCATATTCCAGAAGGTACGTCAATTATGGACTCTGCAATAAGTAGCGTAGGGTACACCTTTATTGCAGAAATCACTTTTTAAAATAGGATACAAGAATGATAACAGGGCATATAGTATTTAAGAACGAAGTATTTCACTCTTTTGTGGCTGAAAATATTCTTGAGCAAGTTCTAGCTCGTACTGACGGAAACTACTCCGCAGTATATTATGAGGGGGATGCTGATACACTTCTGGCGTATGACCCCACTAAATTTACCTTAGACGTTAGGGCTAAGTACGGTACTGCTCTTGAAGTTATTGCTAAGAAACGATTTCCAAAGCTATATAAAAATGTTGATAATACGGTTAGCACCTTGGAAGACGTATTTAGTTCACCTAATGACTTTTATTTTGAAGAATATACAGGCGCTATTCCTCCGACAGGAGATCTTAAATACCTGGACGTATCTACTTGTCGCTTAGCCAATGCCACCACCGAAAACTCAGTTACAGAGAATACTATAAAGTGTGTCGGAGTGTCTTTAGAACAGATTATAGATAGCCACACACTGGTCAATTTCACCACAACAGCAGAAGGAGTAGAGGGAACTATTCCTGCTCAGGACGCTACCCTGATTTCTTATGGACTCTCTCCGGTAAACAAGCTTATTGATCGGGTATTTGCTCAGCAAATGCAAGATAACCAGCAGGAGTACCTGGTTCAGTCTCGGTTAGACGCCTTGGGACAGCCCAATACCTTGGTAGATGTTCAATCTGAGTTTGAGCTGTACTACGGAGAAGTCACCCGCCTTAAAGACGAGGCAGCTGCAGGTCTTGTGTCTGTAGATAAGTATTGGGAGTATGTTTCTAAGTTACTGGACGCATTGAAAAATAATACAGAGATGGACCAGATATCTTTAGACCCCCTTCCTCAACCAGTTTAATATAGAAGGTAGTTAGTAGTTATGTTGCGTGTGGCTTTTTACACCAGCTCCAAAGGGTTCTACGAATCTTTGATTAGCATATTTGCCGGAATTCCAACCCACTGTGAATTATTATTTTCAGATGGACTATGTTTTTCCTCCAGCAATCGTGATGGAGGAATACGCTTTAAGAAAATAGATTTGAACCCAGATAAATGGCTAATTATCAACGTACCTAAGGCCAACGAGTCTCAAGCTAGAGCATACTGTGAGTATCTAGCTGAACAAAATTCAGGATATGATTATCTAGGCATACTTTTAGGATGGCTTGGAATCCATTCTAAGAGGCGTTGGTTTTGTAGTGAGGTAACGGCCCGTGTTTTACAAGAAAGTGGCGTAGCATTGGACGTGGACCCTGAAACGGTGTCTCCATACATGCTATACGAAGAGCTTGTAAATAGGAAAGATAACTAGTATGGACATTGAAAAGGAAATAAGTAAAGGTAGAGAGTCATCTTTTCTCTATGAAAAAGTAAGTATGGTTATAGACCGAATAAGAGAGACAGGAGGTAAAGAAAAAGTACAAATTCCTGTTCCAGACTTACTTACCCAAGCCAAGGTAATGGTGAAAGGTGAAGGAACATTCAAGGTAGTAAATTCTTACAACGAGAATTAATACTTCTAAATACCTAAAAAATAAGCCCAGACAATTTCTTGTCTGGGCTTTTTAATTTGTACAACATCTACCCCTTAAATTAGTTTACGGAGTTAGACGCAGCTTCTTCCTTGGCAACAACTTGATCTAAGGACGTATCAAGATACTCTCTGTACTCCTTAACAATCAGATGCCTGGAATCATGTGCGGTCAATGTAAAAGACATAATTACCGAGTGAGACATATAAGTAACGTCGTCTTCCCACTGCTCCCCATTCAAGGCATACAGCGGCACTGTCATTGGAGTAAATCCGCCATTGTCTGTGTATAGACAGGCTTGCCGGATAGCCAAATGCTCTGTAGTGCTCTGTACATATTTGCCTATTACCAGTCCTGCCGGGGTATCAATCAAGACAAACTCGGTATCTTTCCAAAACTCCTTAGACTCTTCTACTTCTTTAGTTTTCGACATACTTCCAATCTCCTTCTGAAATCATCCCTATTATTTTCGTACTTAAAAGCAGCTTCGGGATTGTATTGGTACCAAGCCATTTTCGCTAAAAAATAAGCATCTGCCAGGTCGTCAGTAAATTCTTTTTTGGTAAGCTGGGTAAAGTAGTTATCTTCTTTAAGGGCCTGGGTCATCACAGCTTCTTTATCAGCAGTACCCTGTCCTGTGGCAAATCTTTTTAACTGCCTAGGAGCCACTAAAGTTAAGTCCGAGGTGTGATTGAGAATTGCTACCTTTAGCACCCCACCTAATTCCCCCAAACTAAATGCCCTATTTGTACTCTCAAAGCTGTAGTTCTCATAGCACACAGCGAGACCTTCATAGGAATGAGAATCAAATAAGGTCTTAGATATACATTCGGAAATATGTTTTAACCTGAGAATATCAAAATTAGCATGTTTCTTTGCTGACTTTACTGCTTCCCAGTGTCTGCTATTGGCGTGCTGAACAGGTGTTCCATACTTATTCAAAACTACGCACGCAGTATTTGTAAGTGATGGATCAACTCCTGCAAATACATTAAATTGTTTGTTCTTAATACTGCTCCTTTCTATCTACTCAAACCTACTCACGCAGCTGCGTAAGCAGATCCTGCAGATTCTGAAATTCCTGTTTCACCCAGTGCACTTAGAACACCAACATCAGGCCTACTGTTGCTGATATCCCAGAGGTGCATCTGTCCACAGGCGTAACTTCCCGGCAAGCCGCCGGTAGTTGTTAACATTATGTTGATAGCTGCATTCAGGTCTCGATCTGTATGGTTTCCACAGTCGCATGTATAGGTCCGCATATCGAGCGGAGTGGCGTCTTTTACGCGCCCACATTGGCTACATGTTTTACTGCTGGGAAACCACTGATCTGCGAACAGTATTTCACTACCAACCCACTTAGACTTGTACTCAAGTTGCCGTCGAAACTCGTAGAAGCCCACATCTGCTATGGACTTAGCCAGGCAGTGATTACGCAGCATGCCCTTAACGTTTAGATCCTCCAGCGCAAGAACTCCGTAGCTATTTACTAACTTCGTAGTGAGCTTATGGAGAAAATCTTTACGTATGTTGGAGATCTTGGAATGCAGACGTGCTACCTTCATCACGGCTTTTCTACGATTGCTACTGCCTATTTTCTTACGACATAGCTGGCGTTGTAGACGTGCCAGCTTTTTGGTGTAGGTACGTAATGGCTTTGGAGCCAGCACATAATTACCATCGGATAAGCAAACAAAGGTATTCAGACCAACGTCGATGCCTGCAATTGCTTGGCTTTCACATTGTTTCGGCATGTCGCTGGTCTCAACCTGGATGCTTGCAAACCAACGGTCTGCTGTTCGAGTTACACGAGCGCACAAAATCTTACCGCTAAAGCGTAGCTCTTCTCGCATTTTAACCCACCCCAGCTTTGGTACCCTTAGCCGTCTACCTTGCACATTGAACTGATCGTTACTTAGGTAGAAGCTATCCTTGCACTTTCCTTTCTTTTTGAACTTTGGATACTTTCCTATCTTCTTAAAGAAATGCTGATACGCAGCAGATAGGTCATTAAATGCCTGTTCCGCTGCGCACTTAGTCACTTCCCGTACCCAAGGGTACTTTGTAGGGGCAATCTGCCTGAACTGCTTCTTAAGATTAAAGGCAGATGGCTTCTTACCCAATTTATATTGTTGCTGCCATTCAGCTAGCCCCCAGTTGTACGCGAAGCGAGCGGTACCACATGCTTTACAAAAGTATGTAGCTTGCGTCTTATTGGGGGATAGCCGTATTTTATGTGCTACCACTCGCGTTGACATTACTTCGATTCCTTATAGTCGGATGTTATGGACTTTTTGTACTTACGAAGACCGTAGATTCTGCACGAAAATACATGGATGATCGATATCAGGTCCTGCACCATCTCTTCCTGAGGGGAGAGGCGCTCATCATTAATAGCCTGAACATTGCACCCATACTCCTACTTCAGGCAACGTGCTTTAGCTTTGAAGTTCAGCATCTTAACGTCTTCATTTTTCTTGGCGGAATAAGACTTACCGTCTTCTTTAGCGACAAACGTCTTCTTATTTTCTGGACTGGATGCTAATACCTCTATCTGTTGCCTTAATGCTCCATATAAATAAAATGCAGTGTTACCACAATAAGCGCACTTCCAGGTTAAAGGTTCAACATCAGCAAACCAACGTTCTTGATTGCACTTCTTACATTTAGTGTCAGGCAGAAAATCTGCTAAATCTTTATTTTTAAATTCCCGGAGTTTTTTCCTGATATCTGAATTTAATTTTGTCATATCAATTACTCAAATAGTATCTATAAGTTAATACCCAGTATATAAAATAGTTTTCTACTCATATACTGGGTATTAACCACCAACCATTTAAGTAACTTTTATACTTTATTAAGAATTATCCAGAGTTACTAACTTCTGCTGTTTCTTCCTCTTTTTGGCGTATAACATCTGTCCAAACTGAATCAATCCTACCTATATAGTCATCTACAGACTCAGCTTTATTTTTATACTGCTTAACAGCCTTAAATAGCTCTTCATGCAATGTAAAACGTTTTTCTCCTTCTAGTGTTTCTCCAGTACAGTAAACAGTTGGACTGCTATTCGTCCAATCAGTATGATTAAAATTCAAGTCACATAAATAGTACGCGGCAGATAACAATTTCTTTAAAGCTAGCCCATCATACTTATTTATGGAAGTAATATTAGCAACTTTTCCTGTCATAACCATACGAAACTTTTCTTTATATAGCCTTAATAACCTACTGCCTGCATCGTACTGGGGACGCTTTAGTATTGGATTTACTTCGAAATAACGTGAGGCGGTAGTATCTACTGATGTGCGACACGCATTAAATAGAGTTGCTCGTAATTCTTCGTACTTCTCTTTTTCTATACGGATTTTATCATTGAGCACAACACCAAGAAACTTCTGATTCTTTTTAGGGTGGTTATTAGGCGTGATTCTCAGCCCGTGATATCGAAATTTAGCACCTAAAATAACGTCAATAAAAAGCTGCTTTGCTTCCTTTGGAAGCCCTATGGGGATGTCACCATCTAAAGCCATAACCAAATTGTCACAGTAGCGTTTATAGGTTATTTTAGCCTTAGGATATGTACTTTTCATTTCTTCTATCCATTGCAGAATAGGTCGGTCAAAGTAATAATATCCTACTAGATTTGACATATACGGACTGGCTTTACTTCCTTGCTGTAGGGTGCGGATAGGTTTGCCACTAGGACTCATCCGCAACACAGTAAGGTACCGCGCAAGCAACATTGACCCTCTACGCTGCATACCTAAGAAATTCAGAGTATCAGCAATCTTTGTTGTGTTGATATTATCGAAGTATTTCTTTACATCGCATTCAACAAAATACTTAGCTCCGGATACCTCATGTATATGTTTGTACACATCGAATCCAGGCTTGTAGGACCATAGATGGTCAGTATCTAGAGTTCTTTGAAGTCGTAACAAAAGGTATCCAATACGTTGCTGTACGTACTTCAAGGGGTGATGACTACTATACGTTTTACGTCCCTTCTTCAAAGGCACAGCAGTAACTTTCTCATCTATAACGCGCTTCCCCTCCCTAGAAGGCCTTAGTAGATAAGACAAAGTAGAAGGTTTTACTCCTATAGCCATACCTAAAGTATGGTAGTCCGTAATAAAATTAATATCCCCATTAGGGGAGAATATATCATCAGAATATTTAGTGACTCGCATAAGGTTTCCTTTCAGTCTAGTTTACACTAAATCAAGGATTGCATTAATCTTGGCAAAGAACTCTGCTTCCAAAGTATAAAAATCCTCTTGGGTATTATTAATACGGGGAGTATATACTCCTCGATGTAGGAGGTCGGCAGATTTACCGTCGTACCACTTACCGTTTTGTATAATTCCAATAATGTCCAAGTAATATTCAGCATTTTCTGAGGTTAATATATTGCCGTAAAATCTTTTGTAATTTATTCCGTAAAATTCAGAATTTACTGGACTGTTTGATGCAGTACGGAATTTTCCCAACAAATACTTAGTTGGCATAACAAGGTAATGGGATTTACGTAGCTCATTTAGATAATGAATTTCCTCTTCAGGAATTGTATGTCCTGAGTCTACTTTGAAACTAAATGCTTTAGATATATCTACAATAACGCAGTTTTTAAATACCCTCCCCACACTGAGAAATCCGTTATGAAATACATAAGTTCGATCCACAAACCATAGCTTCCGAGCAATATGATGCACTTCCGGATGATCTCTAAGATCTACGCAGACAATACACTCATCTGAGGGGGTATATTCGGTGGGTACAGTATGTGGGCCTTCAGAGTCCCACTGAGCGTGAACTGGTCGTGCATCCAGAAAGCCAGACGCTACACCAGTAGGTGTGATTGCAGTTTCTTTGGTTTCCATAAGATCTCCTGTAGATAGATTAATAGATTAAGATAGGAGTTTTGTACACTCCCATGCAGTAAGACTTACTTTAACTACTTATAACAAAAATAGGTAATTAAATTTACAGGTGTATCCTTCCACTATTTAATAGTTTCTCCAGAAAACAATTCAAACCAAACTAACCCTTAATTTATAGCACATAGGTATAAAATCATGATTAACAAGTTAGCAAACCAGCATACAAACGTAGTAATTGATCAAAGTACAGACACAGATTTCTCAGTATTACACCAAGTATTTTCTAAGCTAGCAAGCGAAGACCTTAAAGATTTCCTGGATACTATCGTGATCGACTACGACGGAATCGAGAAACTATCTTCAGATCGTTTTGCAGACCAAGATAACCAGAGATTCCCCGTAGATAGTGCAGAAAATACTGTTTTGAGTAAGTTGTATTTTGATCACCAAAGAGACCAGATTTCCGAAAAGACTGCTTCTGCTATTGAGTCTAGGCTGGACACGTTCTTAGATATTTATGGTATTCCAGAATCCATTTTTAAGTACGAAGACCAAGAAAAGACTGCTTCAGAAGAAACCATGTATCTTCTTCCGGAAATGGGTATGTGTAAGGTAGCCAGTCAAGAAGACCTTTATTCCTTAGGAAAGGATTTTTCTCGTAATTATCATCAGTTAGATATCCCTGACAGGGTGGAATTTTCCCAGAATTTTTTCAAAGCTGCAGCCCAGTTTGGAGCAGTTGAGTACCCAACAGTCGTAGCGAAGTATGCAGCACAATTGGATACGGACTTGGCCAATACTAAATACCTTCTCCAAGCTAGAGCATTGCTGGCAGCGCGTACAGGGCAAGAAGGTAGTGAATATACTAAATTGGCAGAATCTTTAGATGACATAACCGATAATCCTAACACTGAGGAGCTGCAAAAGCTTGCTGAGACTATCTATAACTTAGATCAGGCAAAAGGATTTGATGCTCCTAAATATGATAGATGTATTCCTTGTGCGTATGGATCTGTGTTTAATAAGGTGGCTACTGGAGAGTCAGAGTCCACAGATAATGAAGAAGAGTATGTAGGGGATAAGGATGTGGAGAAGATGGATAAAGCTACCATAATTGGAACCTTTGGGGCTGGAGTATTAGAAGAGGTTGAGAAAGAAGATGGAGAGATTGACTACGAGAGACTTAAAGAAATCTCTAAACTCAGGCAAGACCTAAAAACTCCTATAGACCAAAACTAAGTCTTTACGGAGCATAATTTACCTCTGTAACACTTTTATACTTTGGATTTTTTATGAATATTTTAAAAGAGACACCTGCAAAAATATACGATTATTTAGATGAGCTACTATCGGGGGAGTCCTGGTTTGAGTGGGAACCTGAGACCCTACTAACTACAGTAATAACGCAAGATTTAAATGAATGTGATAGTGGCCTCTGTAAAGATAAAATTCTTTCCGTACAGGCTGTAGCTTTGAATACGGATTTAGTATGCACTTACCACAAAGCGTTTGAGAAAGTAGTACACGCATTTTGTAATAATCCTTGTATTATGGATGTTGTGCAGCCTCCAGCAATAGAGGAAATTTATTGGAGTATCCCCCAAATTGAGTACATTTTGCGTAAAGTTCATGGGGATACTGCAGAGCTGAAGTTTATGGGGGAAATACCTAATTACGTAGCTAGTGTAGGGAAATATTTTGGTTGGATGGTGTTTCCTGAAAGGCTGAAGTTTGCTCAAGAGATGCTGGATAATCTTAATGGGTTGCAGGAATGGACAAGTAAACATGCAGACATTAAAGCTATCTTAGACCAAGCTAAGCAAGTAGCTGAACAATTAGAAGATATTTCTGTGGATAATACAGGGATTGAAGAACTCACAGACGCTACCCCTAGAAATATTATGATTAAAAAGCTTGTGGGTTGTAAACTATATAGCCCTTACTTGGCAGCAAGCAAATAGGGGTATTATGCATACGGAAGAGGTAAAACTAGACGACGTATATACATCTGATATAGCACAAAGTATTCTGAGTTTTATGGGAAACCCGTATTCTCTCGCAGAATACCCGATGTTTATCGATATATTTAATACGCCGTACCAGCGTAGTCTTATGAAGTCAGGACGTCAGGTGTCTAAGACGGTGACTATGGGTGCGGATATGATATGCGAAGCCTGCACCACGCCTCACCTACCCATTATCTATGCAAACTCCTCCAGCGCACAGACGTCGAGCTTTTCTACGTCAAAACTGGATCCCTTTCTGCTGCACAGTCCGAATGTGTATCGCACCCTTATGAAGTCCAAGCACGTTATAAACAACGTGTTTCATAAACGGTTTGATAACTTCTCCGAAATTATTCTGACTTACTTCTCAGAGTCAGCAGACCGCGTTCGTGGTAAGACGGGGTTTAGGTTTTATCTGGATGAGGTGCAGGACATTCTCTATGACGCAGTAATTGACGCAGAAGAGTGTCTGTCTGCTGCATCTCACCCACGTTTTAAATACGCTGGCACCTCTAAGACGGTAGTATCCACCCTGGAATATTTTTGGTCATTATCGACTAAAAAAGAATGGATTATAAAATGTGATGGGTGCAATAAATGGAATATTCCTGATATAGATTGCATTGGTAAACACGGTCTTATTTGTAAGAAGTGTGGTAAAAGCCTAAATACATATAAAGGGCAATGGCAGGCTTTTCACGATAAAACTACAGAGCCCGATTACGATGGGTACCACATTCCTCAAATAATCCTACCACTGCATTGCTGCTCAGAAGAAAAATGGAATAATGTTCTCTACAAGTTAGAGCGTTACCCAGAATATAAATTTGCAAACGAGGTTATGGGTATGCCTTCAGGTGAGGGAGACTCACCTATCACGGAAGAACTTCTCAGAAATATGTGTCTTCCTACTCTTAGAATGGAAAATCAGAGGACTGTAGAGAATAGCACAGGAGCTACCCATCTTCTAGCAGGCATTGATTGGGGAGGCGGAGGAGGCAACGGTACAAGCCGCACCACCCTTAGTATTTACGCTGTATTTTCAAATCGAGATTCCACTTGGAATATTTTTAATAAGATTTATAGCGGTGGAGAGCCTACTAAGCATATTGAAGATATTGCTATGCACCTGAACAGGTTTCAGGTGCATATGGTTTTTGGTGACCATGGAGGAGGTAACTTTGCCATGAGTCAGCTGAATAGCCTAGTACCTCGTACCCGTGTTGTTCCTGTAATGTATACAGAGCAAAATAAGCCTTATTCCTGGGACGAAGCAGCGGGTCGGTACACTGTAAACCGTACAGTGATGATTGACTCTTTTATTGTTGCCATGAAGCAGCAGGAAGTGAGGACAACCAGGTGGGAAGACTTCTTACCTTTTAAGGACGACTTGCTGTCCATACGGGAAGAGATTATTGGGGAGGAGACTGGCAAAGGCCGTCGTGTATGGCGCAGGTACCCTACCAAGCCAGACGACATATTACACAGTATGGTGTTTGGCTGGTTTGCTACCCGAGTGGTAAGAAACCATATGGACTTCACCTGTTCCGCATAGCTAAATAAATATTCTTGAGATTATAGGCCCGGTTCAGTAAAGAACCGGGCCTTTTTATTCACTTGAATTTGCTGAGTGCTTCCAGATCCTGGGGATCTGGAAGAATTCCTCAGGGCAGCTTCGGTAACATCTTCGATGTGGACGAGCTGCCAGAGGCATCTAATAAAATTGGCGGAGTTTCTCCGCCTTATCAGGTTACGAGTTTCCCTAATAAATGCCAAATTCAAATGCTTTACTAGCTTAGTCTTTTGCTCATCGTTCCCCAGATGTCCTTACCAGGCGATCGAATAAATTTGTCAAAAATCCCATTTTTGCCAAATTTTATCGATAAGCCATGGAAAAGCAAAATGTCGAGGTTTCCTCGACTGCTTTTGATAAGATGCATACTAAGTAACTAGTACGCTACTTATTTAGCGCCAAAAGACTTTGTACTGTACTACTGTCTTACGTTACTGGTATTTGCTCACAATCATGTGCGCCTGCAGCCATAGTGTACCATAGGATTTTTACTGCGGAATTCGTCGCAGCAGTGCTGGCAATGAGCCCGGAGCCTGCGTAGGGATCGTTGCTGGCGCTGCAAGAAAGAATCCCGCGTGTAAAATCCGTTGGTACACGGTGGCTGATAAGATATTGCCGGAGTTTCTCCGGCTTCTTTGTATCAACAAAAAGCCAAATACCTTACTACGTGCTAAGTTGCGTGTTTGCTATCTCGCACGTCTTCGGGTGCGAAGACATGAAGAGATGCCCCGGTGGTCTGATGGAGGATGGGTGAGGGATACTATCCCTGCATTTTCATTGATATCGCAGAGATTCATGGAAATGCAGGGTAGTATTTTATTACTCATCCGGAATCAGGCCACCGGTAAGAAGATGCCGAGGTTTCCCCAGCCTCACCAACCCGTAGGTCAATAATTAACCAAACACAAAAACATAGAACTCACTACTTTTAACGTCTATTTAACTGATGCGTCCTGCCAGATCCCAGTAAAGAAGATAGGGAGCTTCAGTATCCACACGTCCCAGGCCTCGAAGAGGCCAAAACCAGAGTGGAGAGGTTTCCTCTCCTGGTTTACTGTCAACCGCTTAAATAGACTACACCTTGGTTACGCTAACCATATGGTCCAGGTTAACAACTGCTTCCAAACTATTGTCAGCATGATTAGATCGTTTAATATGTGCGTGCTTCCCTGTAAGAGAAACAAGAGTGCCTGACAGTACAGCACCACTACATAAAAACACTCTAACCTCTTTTCCAACAAACGGTTTAAAAGCTTCGTATCCTGCTCCATCTGAATTAGCTTGTGATATGTTATTTCCCATAATCACTAACCCAGGCATCACAATATCTCATAACAATAAAACTCCTTGTTTTTGAATAGGTTAAACTTATTACTACTAGTGTTTCTTAGTCTATCACTTCTTCTGTACATTCTCCATAGCTAGGTCCTCTTGCTACGTCAAACTTCCATTCTACAGGAAGCCAAGGAAACAACTTAGCTGTTCTTTTTCGAATAACCTCATCTAATAGAGTAGCCATTCCTTTAGTACCTTTAGGTACTTGAAAACCTATGGAGTCATGTACCGTAAGAACTAATCTACCTCCAAGAGGCTTAATAGCTTTGTGAAGTTCAATCATATTACGTTGTACCAAATCTGAGCTTGTAGACTGAATACGAGCATTTACAGACTGCCTGCTTACCCTAGCCTTAGCAGACCTATTATATCTTACAATAGGAAAGCGTCTACGGCGTCCGGTAAAAGTGGTAACGTATCCGAAGTTAGCCGCAGCGTTCTGCGTAGCTGCGATGTACTGTGCTACGTTTGGATACCTCTCGAAAAACTTATCGAGGTATTCCTGGGCTTCTTCTTCTGTTACCTTAATACGCATTTCCGCCCACAGCTGTGCAGCTAGTGACGGTGCGGCCATACAAAAGATGGTTCCGAAATTGCCTGATATTCAATACGTCACGCTACTGACGTACCCGCCTTAAATAGGCTGCTGCATGTTTCCATGCAGAGTGGACTATATCTTCACTGATAAATCAGTGTCCCCCGTTTCCAGCACCAATCGCTTGTGCTGTACTGGCTTGCGCCATAGTCTCTGAACGTGAATCCTTACGGATTATTCGCTGCTGATTGCCCTCGACTTAACGTTAGGATGTCCCAGCAATTAGAGGGATTTATAGAAAGCCGATTTGTCAACCTTCTTGGCAATCTGCCTGACTCTATACTCGTTTGTAGTCTTATCTTCTTTGTTTGCGTATATCTGATCGTAGTCAATACCGCTTATAGCTGAGGCTGTTAAGCAGTGCAAATCCATACCTTCATTGAAAGCCTTTATAAGGTCAGGGTCTTGACTATAGGCACACAGAATACGCATTTCAGCGTTAGCAATATCCAGATCATAGAAATCGTATTTCTCAGAGTCTGGAATAAACAATGCTTTAAGGTTAAGATTTGCTTCTTTTAACTGATACGGTACGTTCTGCAAATTTGGTTTGCTACTACTCAAACGGTAGGTCGCCGTACCATTCAAATGAAACTGACCATGCAGATGTCCATCTATACTGGACATAGAGTACCAATTCTTTAAGTACGTATCCCTACATTTTGTCAATTTTCTATAGGTTAGTAATGCGTCCAGGATGGGATTATCATTTTCATCAGCCAAAAACTTAATTGTTTCCGCATCTACACTCGGAGCCCCGCTATCCGTGTATTTCAGTACAGGAAACTGTAACTCTTCGTATAGAAGATTAGCAAGCTCTGCAGGTGAACCTAAGTTAATCTTGTCTCCTGCCTCTTGAATAAAAGTATCTCTGGCTTCTTCAATAGCCCCATCTAACTTATGTATATACGTTAGTAACTTATCTCTATCAATTCGCACACCATGGTATTCCATACCACTAATAATGTGCTGCATTGGTTTGGCAAAACGTCTCCTGGCAAAATGAAAAGGCTTTGTAGGCATTTTCATTTTTGCCTCATTCATCTTTATCTTCTTCTCTTCCTCTTCTATTAATATTTCCTGAGCTTTCTTTATTTTACGTGTCAGCACTGCGTCTCGTGCTGCGTAGGTAAGCATTACCCCCAGGTCTACGTCCTCGAACGTTATCTCCTTCTCTTCTTTAGGTAGCTCAGGGATATCCCAATCTTCTGGGATACCTAGGTCCCTTGGGGTTAGCTGTCTTAAAACAGAAAATATGTTTTTCTTGGAAGACTGTAGGAGCGTTGTACTAAGGTTGTTTACTAAAGCACCGTCTTCATCGTATACCCAATCTTTCTTTTTAAGTTTCCTATACTTGGGTATTAGTTTCTCAGCCTTTTCCAGTGAGAGGTCTAATTTATCTGACACCTCCAACCTCTTAGTTAGTAGTTCACTTTCAGACAGACTTGTCCAATATTTCAAATATATTTCCATTAGAGAGTCTTTATACTTCTCTCTAGCTTCAGACATCCGGTCAGCTCTTTCTTGTTTAAGCCGAGCTAACTCATTCTGTAGTTCCTCTTCATACTTAGCTGATCCTGGAAAATACTGGGAAGTCAGCTCTTTCAAGCCGTAATGCCCTTTTTTATCTTCGTCCAGCATATGCTCTACCAATAAAGTATCCCAGTCGCATATAGGCATATCTAACTGGTATTTGTGATGGAGCCACTGCTGATCGAATTTAGCATTGTGCATAACTAAGTTTATAGCTGGAAGTTTCATTATGTCATTAAAGGTCTTCTTTAAAGACTGGTACTCGTGATCAGTAAATAATGCCGCACAATGTTTCCAAGGGAAAGCTACACCATCGTCTTCTTCTGCAGAATACGATACAGCAATCATACGCTGTGTAGGGTCATACGGATTAAGTGATGTGGTTTCCGTATCAATAGCTACATCAACCTTCTCTCCTTTATTTTCAGCATCAATAAGCTTCTTCTCAAGTATGGATAGTTCTTGAATAATATCTTTATATTTTACTGGCGTTCTTAAATTGAACACTTCGTCTTCAAAGCTGTATAGTACATACTGAAATGCAGCTTTAATATCTTTAACAAATGTAGGCACCAGTCCTGGATCTTTCATAATAGCTGCCGGATGGAAAGTAGCCATTACCTTAACTGTTGTCCCTTCCAGAGAGACATTTTGTAGATTACCTCTGACAGAAGCTACTGACTTATTAAGATTAAGACTAATAAGTGCATCCTTCCCCAAGGCGACGATCAGCTTAGGCTTCATTCGATCAATATGTGCCCACATATGACGTTTACACTTATTAATGTCGTCCACTTTAAGTTTGAATCCAACAGACTCCGGGCAGCACTGAACCCCATAAGAGTAGGCAATCTGGGGCGTTTTGTTTTTAGCACACTTAGCTTTTACCTCTTTGATGATATTTCTTAACATGAAGCCTCCTTTACTAACAAAGGCTCCACGGTCTATATCAGTTGATGTAGGAAAGCCTCCTACAAAAACTATATCTGCCTCCTCATTGGTATCCAACATTACCTGCTTGTCTGCAATTAACCTGCAACCTTCGCAGGTACTATATTTCCTAGGATTTTTAGCATCTGCCTCTTTAGTCTGCACACGTAACGATTTTTCCCTAGTTCCTTGTAAGTTAAATGATCTTGCCATATACCCTCCATCTATATAGGTGTACATTCCTACATATTAAAGTTAGAGGCCTACTAACGCAGGCCTCTAATGATTACCGACGATAGTATTTACACTTCAAACTCATCATCTCCAAAGTCATCTTCATTACCTAAGTTAACATTTGCTCCGGGGGTTCCTTTAGGTTTTGCTCTAGGAGTCCCGGTAGCAGCAGGCTTCATTTTCTTTTTACCTGTCCCATTACTTTTCTTTTTACCTGAATTATCGGAAGTAGAGTCCATTTTCTCATTTTCTTTTTCTCGCTGTTTTTCCGCTCTTTTTTCATGGAAACTAGTAAGCCTGTTACCCAACTCTTCTGACATAGACCTTAAGTAGGCAGCATCCAGTACTGTATACTGAGAAGCATTCTTAACATCTGACAGATTTAAGGCCTCCCGTATAAACAGGTCTTGCTCTTTATCCACGTCAGGAATAACAAAACTGCTGTGTTGCGCTTGTTCTCTTAAGGACTGCTCTTCCTGCCAACCATAAGGGGTATTGCGAAGTACATCATACTTAGCTTGTCTCCAAACTATTACAATCATATCTCCGCCTTCATCCGGAAGATAATAAACTCCGCAATCAGCTTGATTGAGTACTGTATACTCATTATTCATAATCAAGTGACGAGGACTAACAAAGTCCTGCATATTGTCATCCAATGTTACCTTTACAGATTTACTAAATAGTGCAGCTGTAATAACCCCGGACTGAGAGTCTTGACTATGAATAGCTTCTAAGCGGTCTTTATATTTTGTGAGAATTGCCCTATACAGTTTTGCAGAGTCAAATCCTAGCAAATCATATACCGCTAGAGGGGTCAGTATACTTGACAAAAAGCGATTTGATATATGAGCTACTTCTCCCCCGGCTCTGGTAAGCTCTTCGCGTAATTTAACCCTTCGAGTTATAATTTCAGGAATGTAAGGTAGTAGCCCAATAGTCACACTATTTCTAATACGTTCAAGATCAACATCAGAAAAGTGCTCTGATATGTAATCTCCCAAGTCTCGACGTGCCCTGTCCTTTTCGGTATAGACCACAAATACACGGGATAAGAAAGTTGAGTCAGCAGGGAGATTTATACCCGCCATGAGGATAGGCATCCGCAGAAAATATGATACTGACTGATCTTTAGTAGCACCTCCACGGCGAATTGTTACACCGCCTTGAGGCATGGAGTACATCATGCGTACCATTTCCTGATTTTGCTGATCATGCTTAGTATTATGGTTTTTAGAGAACTCAGCCTCATCCAGTACAAATAACCTACTGGAGCCTACCATCATCTGATACATTGCAGCTGTAGATGCATCAAAATTAGTTACCGCAGCTTCCAATATAGCAGGGGTCAAGGTATTATTTTCTCCACCTCCTAACAACCCGTTTACCAGAGTGGTTTTACCCGACTCTTTCTCACCAGTTACATAAGTAATATTTACGTCACCTACGGCTCGCATAATTGGAACGGCCATTATATAGGCAGCTAAATACTCCGCGATAATATCGTGGTTTTCAAATTTCCACCCATCGAGTATCTTACGAATATTGTGATAGGTTTCTTTCAAATCCACCTGTGTAGCCTGTTCCAAATCATTTACAGACTCTACAAAAGACCATTTATTACTTTGGTTAAGGGTCTCAAAAAGTATATTGTTATCTACAATATTGTCTAATTGTTCCCAGTTGAGAGAACGATTTTCACCAAACCTCCCTTTAAATATTTTCTTTCCGTTAACAAAATACATAACATTATCCTGCTTAGCTGCAGCAGGAAGATCAAGGTAATGAATTCCTTGAGCGAATTTATGCAGGTCATCCTCAGGTAAAGCTTGATGTACCAAATTTTCCATCGCTCTTTTAACCAGGTGAGTCGCATTACGACGTTTAGTTCGGTCTACCTCAAGAGCACCCTTACCTTCAGTACCTTCCATAAGGATGTCATTCTCCCCCAAAATAGAATCCAACCATCCAACTACATTCTTTCCGGCATACTGAGCAATAATATTGAGTATTTGACTATCCTGCATGTTCATTTCTATTAGTTCTTCCCTTTGCTTTATCCAGAGCATATGTATGTTACCTGTAGCTCTTTTTTGATAATAAGCTAAGGAAAATAATAGATTGAACTGATCTTCAATTTTCTGTGTAACCCCATTAACCGTATCCAGTGAGTAGAGAGAGTCATTCACACTATCTATTTGAGATATGTCAATGTCTACCTCAGTAGCATAATGCTGGATATAATTCATCTTATCAGTAGAGTCATGAATGTATCCAAACCACCGGCTAATGGTACTAGTGAGAGCACGCTGCCTCTCATCAGCAATATTGTTCTTACGAAGTTCGTATCCTTCCTCATTCCGAGATAGCTCAGAAAGTTCTTGTTTTGCTTTATCACAAATAGCTTTTACTTCTTTATCACACAGGCCCATAATCCATGGAGTTGAGTTGATAAAATAGCTTTCTCTTTGTCTGAATAAATATTCAGAGACTACCGAATATCCGTTTTGTACTACAGCCTCATCCAGATCAAATCCTGACAATTGTACAGGCCACCGAAATACTTTCACATTCAGAGGATATAATTCAGATGACTGCGTAAAGTTCTCTTTTCTGTTTAATACGCTCAGTGCCCATTCGTCCCCTTTTTGTGTGGGGTGGTCAGGGACTAGCCATATTGTTTTTATCCCATACTCCCGAAGATGACTTACATCTGTGGAACCTTTACCTCCTGAGCATAAAATCATAAACTCAGGACGGCCTTCCGCTGTCTGTGCTGCCATCACAGACAAAGCATCAAACTCTCCCTCAGTAACATAAGCATTTACGTCCTGAGAACCCAACATACGCCGATAATGAAACATTCCGAACGCTCCGATATTTTCAGCGTATTCGTCCGCAATGTAAGACATATCGTGAGGAAACATCTCTTTCTGTAGATGTTCTGGTACTTGGTCGGGTTGGTATCCGTACTTAGATAAAAGTTCCTTATTCATCATACGGAGTTTGAATTTTGAAATACTTCCGGGAGAATCGTTATAGTGCAAAATAATAGCACCATATTTATTCGTCTTATTTGTATAAGCAAAATACTCGTCGTAAAGATCATGCATTGATTGATCTAAATACTTCTTAACATGGGAAGGTTTAGCGTAAATCCCTACAGGAAGTGAGGACAGAGTATTTAGCGGGAGCTTTCTTACATGTACTAAATAAAATAAGGCAGGACGGCAGTATGCCAGGTGGTCAGGGTTGTCTCGTATAAGCTCAGCCATAACTTGCTGAAAAGCTATAGCTGTAGCTTTTTTCATTTCTTGCACCTGAACATAGCGGTCCAGTTGATCGGATCCAATACCAAAGTTGTCTTTCAGATTAAAGCGTTCGTATAGAGATAACTGAGCCTCCCTAACACTGCAGTTTTTTAACTTGGCGATAAGAGATATAGGATCGGTAACGAATTTCTCACAAGCCCCAAAACATCGAGCATGGCGCTTGTTAAAGTTAATCATAAATGACGGGGTTTTTTCGTCATGATAGGGGCAACACCCTTTAATAATACTGGAAGAGGCAATTTCCCACTTCTGATCAGGAGAAATCTCCTGTAAATAAGTAAACCACTCATCTATCTTTATAGTAGACCAAAGCTTCTTTACTGCGCGTATATTTAAAGAAGGGCCTTTGTTACTGGACTTTCTAGTAGCTGTAGTACTTCCTGCTTTACGTGCCATAGGCTTACTCCGTTAAAACAATTTGATTATATCTATTTTCCCCAATGAAAAAGGCACCCCGTAGGTGCCTAATTCGCTCATTACACTATGTACTAATGTACCATTAACTATTTCACTCCTGCATAAGAGGACATTCGTGAAAATAATTACACCATTTGCATTTATCTCCTTTTATAGGGAGGTATTTCTCTTCATCCACGCAAGGTGTTAATGCTTCCATAAAAGTTTTAAGAGCCTCATAAAACTCTTTCTCAGTGCTTGGCATATCTTCACGAGTTATAACCGCTGGGGCTTCTACTAACTCATCAGGTACGTAAGCAGCGCCCATTTTAACTTTTTGCAAAGTAGGAAACATGAGCATCAGGAGATATCCATAGATGCGGGTCTGGGTGTCAACTGCTGTAGCGTTATTGTCGCTCTTTCCATGCGTTTTATAGTCGATTATAAGAGCTTGTTTGCCTGATTTAGTAATACCAACGAAATCTACAAACCCCCATAGAAGCCTGCTCTTCCAAGGAACATTAGAGGATACATGTAAGTCTTTGCTTAAGATGATACGAAGCTCAGGGTATACTCGCATCTTATAGTCAGTTACCAGCTCAAGCATTCGAATAAGCACATTCTTTGCGTGAATGCGTTGATCCTGCGCCATATCATATTCTTTTTGAGTTAGGGGCATTTGCTTAGATACAGCAGCCCAAACCCTATTAAAATCTATAGCCTCTTCGGTGTACCCATAAGATGCCCCCTTGGTCATACAAAATTCCAAGATATTATGAATAAACTTACCGACTACTGCAGGTTCTTTGTCTAAAGGTATCCCTCTTTCGGACTTACAAATATATTGATGGTAATAGCGTAATGGGCAATTAAATAACACTTGCATCTTAGAGTAGCTTAGGGGAGTGGCACCTAAGTCATCTAGCTTAGTTATAAGCCCTTCCCAGTCTAATTCAGTCATTATTTAATCCCCCTCCATAACAGTTAAAAAATGAGGGCGGCTATTACACCGCCCTCTTGCATATTACTTTGTAAAGCTACCCTGTGAATTTGTAGACGACAGAGCTTTTTTCGGGAATTTGGATAGTTTCCCCAGTACGAGGGTTACGTCCGGCACGTGCAGCACGAGTCTTTTTCTTGAAAATATGCTTGCCATACCGAACCACTCCATCTTCATTCGCAGCAGTCTGAATTTTGTCAAACAAGAAATCCAGTGCCTTTTCTGCCGCTACTTTAGTACTGTTTGTCTCTTCTGCAAATTCCGCGATAAGTTCTGATTTGTTCATGTCGTATACCCTTTCCAAAAGTAAATTAAGTAAAAAGGTACGGAGTATTGACTCCGTACCGTCATTATAGACGTACTACTTATACGTCCAAATCCTTTTCATCATCACCATCATCATCACCAAGGTCTACATTGGTATCCGGTGCGGCAATGGATTGATTACCGTGTTGGATACCACTGCGATCCGCGTATTTTGCAGCCTCTGCAGCCCGCTTACGCTTAGCTTCGGTAATAAATTTATAGCCGTAATATTGAATAAGCGGCTGGAAGTCTTCCGCATTCAGATCATCAGCCTCTTCCAGGGAGAATACAGGTGCATAGTAGGTACCTTCATTTTCCGAAGACAGCCGAATAATACACTTATCAATATCCAGGACTTTCTTCTTACTGAGACCAGCTTTAGGAAGATTCAGTAGGTCTCGTGCTGCGGTAGCTTTGGATTCCTTTGCAATCTTCTTCAGATCACGTCGAATCTTGCCCCAGGCAGAAAGGCCAGCCCCTTTAAGACGGATGCTGATCGGGTATTTGGCATCCATATGAATAAAGAGGAGGTCTCGGTATTCTTTACACTCGGGAGGATTTCCTTCCTTCCACATCATGTCCCCTTTTGGGCACTCTGCACAGAGAGGGGCCATTGGAGTTTCTGCGTTGAAGGCAGGCTCAATTCCATCATAACTCTTACACAGAGGTTCATCAGCACCTCCGTCGTACTCAGGAAACAGATTCCGTCCACGAGCTACTTCGCCTACAAATACCAGGCGAGCTTCCTCAAAAGCAGTATCTCCAGACTCACAGTAGAATTGCCCTACAAGGTCTTTGAACCGCTTATCATGCTTTACCTTACCTGGCTGAACCAAATAAAAATGCAGGGGCTCATCGCCGATAGGAACTTCATTCCCTGCAACCACTGCGTAGGTCTGCCCTTCTTCATCAGTCTGAACCTCCAAGGACACTTCCTCTTCTGATTCAGGTACAACTGCCAATTCGTTCATAAATGTTCTCCTTTAATAAATATGTACACAATACTGGCGGACTACAAAGCTGTTTTGAAGCCCTTTACAGTCACTTATAACAAAAAAGCCGGAGAGATACGGATTAGGCACATAGCTCTCCGGCTTATAAAGCTTAAAATATTAAGCTAGTTCACTACATTGTCCACAAAATCTACACCACTCTCGACTTTTTCCAACATCCCTCTACCCTTATCAAGGTAATCAAGCATTGCTTGGATGCTCCAATCTTCTCCATAAGTATCATTAATAATATTGACCACGGAGGAAATCATCATTTCCAGCACCAAACCATCACAAGGCTCCAAGTACCAAGGGAGCTTCAGCATGTCATCTACTGTTGCAACAGCCACGTCGAGTTTATCTCGTGAAGAAAAAATGCCTTTATTGGCATCAATCTCCTTCATAACGATTTCAACAGCATAGATGACTTGAAACAGAAATTCATTTAGAGTACGGATATTATCAACAATCTGACCAGCACTGGACCACTCCTTAAGCTCATTCATGGACTTAAGTGAACACTCCCCCTGCTCCAGCATCTGGATAACTGCGTTTTTTACATTCGTGATTGACTCAGAGGATGTTACTTCCCGGAGTTTGTTCTGGTTAATAATACCTTCTACAGAAATGCTCATTTTTTACCCTTTCCTTATTACGTTGTTAACCCCTCAGTAAGACCGCATTGGCCCATAAACTTATTTAACTTAGAAGTAGATCTCTTCTCTAACTGAAAAATCCACTCCACTGTCGCTCTCCAACCTTGTGTGTGAAATAATTCTGCTACCTGTTTTAGTGTAAGTTTTGGGGCTCCAAAAATTCCGAAGCGGTAGGTTACTACTACGCGCTCTTTTTCTGATAGGATTCCGCCCTCCTCACTGAGAGCAAATTCCAGTATTTTCATATACTCACTACGTTCCATCATCTCGTGAGCATCACCCGTACCCTCTGAATCATTATAGGGACTTTTAGATTGATGAATCTCTTCAAGGTACGTTTCACCTTGATAGAAACATCCTATAGCATTTGGTACATGGGAAGTAGCTGTAGCATTATATGAACTACTTACGGCAACTGTTTCTCCTAGCTCCTCTTGCTCTCTAAGTCTATCGGTAATCTTCTTACGAGCTGAACTAGTTAGGTAAACAATTGTATCTTGCTGTAAGCAAATGTCAATAGCTTCTTTTATATATCCAGGGATATAAGCAGTAAATTTACTGCCTCTTGTTACGTCAAATTTGTCTATAGCTTGTATCATACTCACTATTAACTGTTGAATAATCTCATCGAACATTGAGAATCGCAAGCGTTTTTTTGATAGGATGTATGGGAATAAGTAAAAAACGTTGAATATAACGTAGTCTCGGTACATAAGACGTTCTTCAATATCTAGCGTTTCGTCTTTATATAGTACCAGCCATTCTTGTATTTTTTCTTCTCGCTCCTTTTTATTAGTATATATAGGAGCATTCGTTCTGTTTAAATACCGAGTAACGAACTTTATAGAGTCCATCGCTTCAGGTATATCCTCTCCCACCTCTCCTACTTCATTGCTCTCTGCTAATCCACTTTCAAACATCCAAACCTCCTGATATTCCGTTAAACATATGTAAACCTCCTTCATATACTGGAGTACTCCGCGCGAATATGAAGTAAGGTAGAATTATTTCTAACTCATTTTGTGTGATTAATAAACCATAATAGAGTACCAAATACCTTATATGTTGACAAGTATATTTGTAGATATTTTCACACTTTTTACGGGAGTTTTATAATTATTTTATATAGGAATATCAGGAGGTTTTATAGGTAGGAGCCTTCAGTTATGACTGAAGGCTTTTGATAACTTGGTAAGTGTATTCATCAAAGTACAGAATCTTGCATGAAGGGCAAATAATTACAGGCACTTCTGGAGCTATAGCCTTTTCTTTTTCTGTAGCTTTAGGACGAGTAAGCATAAGAGATACTTCATCATGTACAGAAGTCTTTGTCCCGCATACAGGACATGTATTACCCGCCTCTGACTTCTTTTCCAAACAATCTATACAAATATGACTCTCGTTATATTTATACAGCTTATTCACTGATTTTCGGCAAATCTCACAAATAGACGTACTCATAGAGTATCCTTTCTAAGTGCATAGTTAGCATTTCCCCCTACACAAGTGATAATATCCGCAGAAAGTTTCGTTACAACACCACGAATCCATAGGAGCCAAAGGGAAAGCTCCTTTTGATATTCCGGATGCTACACTCTCCACCAGATTATTTACGTGAACCCCACAATTTTTTGGAAACTTATGTCGAAGTATTCGTAAATTAGTTGCTACATCTTGCTTAGCCGCAAAGTAGTCTGCTTCAGTAGTTTTAGCCTGTTTAAACGGCTTGGTCGATTTAGAGCTGTTATGTATCTCTACATCCTTAATAGCGGTTAATGCGGCGTATAGATTGAATTGAAAATCATTTGGTAGCTTGTTTTCCGGCCACTTTGATTTGGTCACTTTGTAATCTACAATACGCTTATAGTCAAACCCCTTTTCTTCTTCGAGATCTGTAGGCCCTCGTACCAGGTCAATGTACCCTAATATGGGTACTCCGCAAGGTAATGTTTCACGCAATTCGATTTCTACCCCTAAAGGCTTTACGTAAGGGGCTACAAAAGTTGAATAACTCCCCACAACATTGCGAACTACGCTAACCGCTTCATCTTTCTCTCTGCCCCTTAGAGGCAGATCATCCTCCTCTGCTTTTGCCTCCAGTTGAAACACGCTGTATTCCTGTGCTACCTCAGGTTTCCACAGCCCTTTACCTTCAATTACGTCCTGGTACATGGGCTCATATGTCTCATGTACTGCGCTACCCATAGTCATGGCAATAGCCGGAGGGGACGATATCCCTAGTATGTATCTGAAATAGTATTGTTTACCACACCTCAAATACATATTTATTTGTGATGCAGAGAGGTAAGGCTTGGGCAGGGTGTAAGGACATTCTATTTGAATATCTGCGTCAGAATGCTCAACCACTTCTTTAGTGTCCAAATTTGTCTCTTTATTTGACATTTTTGTTCCTTTGTTTTAATTAAGAGTCCTCTTCATTACTAGAATCTGCAACCTTCTCTGACTCCGATTCCTTATTTTGTGCAACTGAAATCATATATCCGAATATCTGGTACTCTCCTAATGCGGACACCAGCTTTTGGTAATAGTTATTCTTTGTACCTCCCAAGTATCGCGTAGCCGCATAATGTACTGGGTTATCAACTCCTTTCTTAATTCCTTCTTGCATATACTTATTCAATATGAAAGCCCCAGAACGAATGTTATATTTAGGAGAAAATAAGTCTTTCTTACAAGTAATAATTTGTGCGTCATATAAATTGTAAGGTTCGTCTCTGTTTAGCCAGGTAGGGGCATGAATTTGCATCAAACCTAAGGCTTCAGCTTTAGATACGGCATCATAACGGTAATCAGACTCAATATCCATAATCGCCAGTAAGATAGTCACCGGTATATTGTATTCCTCAGCGTACTCTTTGGTGTACTTAACTATTTCTTTGGCTAACTCTGGGTAAATTTTATAATTTCGATGCATGACGAACTGCACCATAACATCGGTGCCTTTATCTTCTTGAGAGTACTCGTAGAGTACAGGGTTCTTATCTGTAACAGAATTCGCATCTACCGCTACGTCTACAGGACTATCTGATTTTTCATCGACTACCCCCTTGTGATTAGATTCTACCTCCATCTCTACCTCGGTAGTTCCCTCCTCCACTGCGTTATTTGGGAGGAAAGGAGCCAGGAGTATGCCCACGTAAAAACAGAAGGCAGACATAAAGATACTTACCGCTATTATTCGATTCCATGTCCATTTATTCATATCTTCTGCTACTTTCTTCCTACTCAAATCTACTAATATAGATTCTGCAGGATCAAAATTCCTGTTTCATCCTTTGTATAGGTTTTAGTTGTAGAACAGATTTTTGTTCTGCTGAATTTCTTATAGCAAATAATATGCAATCTTCTGAATACGGTCTTATGTCGCACTCTAAGCAGTACTCTGCTTGTTCACATGCGGCACATTCCACACGAGTCTGCAAAAAGTCTTTTACGTCGCACTTCTTACGCAACAATCCAATGATCGGTTCCAGTAACGAACCTTTACATAGATAGTCCGTAACACTTACCTTAGAATCCTGACCAATACGATAGTTTCTGTCCATGGACTGCAATCTGTCCTCCAAAGACAAAGATTGGCTGTAATATATCATATCCTTGGCAGTATTCAGAGTAATACCGATACCTTGAGATATTTGCCCTAAAAATGCTTTTATCTTGGAATTTTCCGTAAACTTCTTATCACAGTCCTCTTCGCTGGCCAGTATGTACGTTATACCTTCCTTTTTTAATGCAGCCTGTATATCTTCTAATTCCTTCTTGTAGTAAACCCAGATAATTACCTGTCCGTCTATATCTTTAATATCCTCTATAAGTAGAGAGGGCTTTTCATTTCCAGGAAAGGAATAGTACTTTCTAGCAGGCTTTTTTATGTGAGATACTTTCTCAGTACCGTAATGTATGCAGTCCTTGTTCCACGGGTATACATGTTTGTCTACACAATCCAACAGCGCATTACAGTGATTGCAAACGGAGTCATCTCTTTCGGGCGGAAGTATTATAAAACCGCTAAGTACCTGCAATAGCTTATTAATTTTTACTACAGGCAGTTTTACATTTATAACTGTATCTCCTACCTCAACCTCTTCCTCCTTAATTATGTCGTTGTATACTTGCCGCTGCTCTTCTGTAAGCTCAAAGTACCTTTCCAGGAAAATCCTGTCTGGCAGATCGATACACTCATCTCTGGTAAAAGAAACTATGTACGGATCTATCTGAGCTTTTAAGCTGTCCAGATTTTTATAGCCCGTTACCTGGTGTTTGTTATAGCTTGAAAAGTGGCAGTGCTTCTTACGGAATCTCCAGTAGTTATCCGGGAATATATGCTCATTTAGAATGGTAAAAGGCATGTACACATCAAGAGGGTTTCCCAGAGTAATGGTGCCACTCAGTATGTATCTCTTAGGTATGCTGTCTACCAAAGCGCGTACAGACTGACTACGAGTGCTTCTAAATCCTTTGAGCCTACTACCTTCATCCATGTAGACAACTTCAAAATCCAGCTCTTTTCTGAACAAGTCAAAATCCAGATTAGTGGACTTTCCGTCATCAAACTTTCTCAGCAGTCTCCGTACTTCAGGACTTTTAACCTCACCTACTTTTTCCAGTGTGTAATAAGTGGACCTTCCCTTCTTACGAATCTTTTCTATTTTAAGCCAATTTTGAGTTTCTCCTCCGTCAGTACCCTGTAGTAAAGCTCTATCTCCTACCTCTACCTCTCCCTTTTTAATATATTCGTAAGACTTAATTTTGGTAGACGTATTAGATACGCACTCATAATTCGTTACTATCAGATCCCATTTATCCTGATTATTTACCAGGTACTCCCGTAGTCTCTTACGTTTTTCTTCTGTCCCTGAGTAACGAACTATTCGTAGATTCGTGTGTTTGCCTGTCTCTTCTACCCAGTTGCTCAAGACAATTTTCGGAGCAAACACTAGCCCTTTTATGCCCTTCTTATAAGTACGCTGTTGCTCTATGCAGAAATGATTAAGGCTTATAAATGTTTTACCCAGACCCTGCTCAGCAAGTATTGCGAGTCTGTCGTAATGCAACATCATTTCTATTGCCCTGAGTTGGTGCTGATACGGAGTTACTTTAAATACGGGGCTGTACTTCTCAAGAAGAGCTAAGTCTGGAATAAGCTGCGGTACTTTCTTTAAATACTCTACTTTCTTACCTGCCGCCTTGCTTACCTTACAATTTGGGAATATAGCTTTTGCATCTTTTAAGCTGAAAATACCGTCTGGGTACGTAGCACTGAAATAATATAATGTGGCTCCATCCTGTCTGGTACTTGCTACCCCGCGTATTTTACCTGCATTAAAGTTGTTGGTTGTCAGGTAAAACACGTTGGACTTCTGATTGTATTTGATAATTACCTTCTCCTCATAAGGCACAATATTGCTTACGGGAGGCCTCTGTATTTTTCTCGAAGCTTTTTGCTTGGTTAAGGTTCGTGCCATGGATGCTCCTATTTATACGTAAATATATGAACAATGTATGAACAATACTGGATGGATATATAAGCGTTTTTAAGTCCAGCATCTTATAACAAATAAGGGGTACATACTTCAAAAAGTAGCCCTTATTTCCCACTATCTAATAGTTTGTACGACACTTATAATTTTTAAAATATAAAGGTAGGACGTATGCCTGATACACTTAATACCCCGTCTTCGGTAACCGGAGCAAATACTAGCACTCGCTTCACCAGACTATATAATAATCAGTTTTTTGATTATTTATCAGAGCAACTACCACGGAATCATTCCGAAATGTTTAAGTGGTGTGAGCTTGTTTATGCTAACTCTCCTGTGTTAGTTAATGGGATAAAGAAGCTTATAAACTACCCTATAACTAAGTTCGTATACAAGTCTGATTCGAAGGATGTTAAGGAACAAACCAAGAAGCTAATCGAAACAGACCTAGATCTGTATTCGCACTTACTTAATTTGGGGTTAGATTATTATATTTACGGAAATACTTTCAGAAGTATATATTTCCCTTTTGTTCGGCATCTTAAATGTCGTGTATGTAATACAGAGATAAATATTACTCACGCCAAATACAAAATGAAGAAAGGGGAATTTATTCTCACTTGCTCTGAATGCCACAAAACAGCCAAGGCTGAATTTATAGACAGAGATGTAGAGAATTTTGGGGATATTAGGCTAGTAACTTGGGATCCCAAGAATATTGAGTTAAGCTCTAACACCGTGACAGGAAGTAACAGATATTTCTATAAGATGCCTCCCTCTATTAGGAAGGGTATTGAGAATGGGGACCCAAACATTGTAGCTAATATTCCAAAAGTGTTTTTTGAGGCATATAAGAAAAATAAGGCTATAGAGTTTACTAACAATTTCAATCACTTACGATCTCACGTAGTAGCAGGATTTTCTACAGGTTGGGGAGTATCTCCCTTAGTGCCATGTCTTAAGCTATATATGTATACAGCTATACTACGTAAGTCTGTTGAGTCTATAGGGTTAGAACATATTACTCCGCAAAGAATTCTTTTCCCTCAAGGTACAAGTAACGATCCTTCGCTGATGACTGCTATGGGGGACTGGAAAGAGCAAGTACAAAAAGCCTTGACACATTGGAGACGTGATCCTAACTACGTAATGATGGCTCCCTATCCTACCGGGGTAGCTAATATAGGTAGTCAGGGACGGGGGTTAATGCCTACTCAAGAAATCAAAGCAGCAGAAGAGGATATGCTTCGTGCTTTAGATATTCCTATTGAGTTTGTTTATGGGTCTACCAACTTAAATAATTCAGCTGTATCTCTAAGATTAATGGAGAATCAACTACGTCCTTACGTAGCCCAAATTACTGCCTATGTGAATTGGATAATTGATACCATAAACGCTAAATATGGTAAGAATTTCTGTCATATTGAGTTCTCTCCCTTCACGTTATCTGATGATCTTCAACAAAAACAGCTTCTTATGCAGGCTATGGGTAGTGGTGTGTCTAAGAGAACTATTCAGGAAGCCCTTAATTTGGATAGTGATGATGAAGAAGAGCGTTTAGTAGAAGATGCCATTAGGGATATGAAAGTTCAGAAACGTGTGCAAGAGAAGCAACAAGAAATGGAAGATGATATTGCTGCTCAGGCACGACAAGATACCCAAGCTGAAGAAACCGGTACTATCCCGAAGTACAATCAGCAGAAAATGATTGCCAGTGCTCAGCAAATGGTGGCTCAGTTACTTGCAGTACCTTATGAAGAGAGGCGTAGCCATTTAGCTCAGTTAAAGGGAGAGGACTACGTAATGTACAGTGTAGTTACTAATCTCTTAGATAGTGCGCACGATAAAGGGCAAGGTAAAGCTATTAGGGAGCAGCAGTCTTAATAAGGAGGTATATTGAAATGTCATTTGTAGAAGTGGAAGATAAATTAGGAAATAGAGATGGGTCCGAAGCCCCTGCATTTGGTAATCCCCGCAAGGTACTTAATTTAGATAAGGAAGAGGCGGAAAAACGACAAGCTACCAAGATACGTATCAAGTACTTTGTAGCAAATATGTCTGATTTAGCAGATAAACAAACTGTGGAAGACATAATGTCTGCTAGTCTGGATTGCCAAGATTCCCCTAAAAAACCAGGAGATATTGCAGTTATCAAAGAAGAAACGAACTTTGATAGAGATGGAAATTATAATGTACTTATTAAGTATTTAGAATTAGTCGAGACTAAAAGAAGTACTTTAGATACTAAGCCTAAATATGAAAAGACAGAAGCTATAAAAGATGAAGTTGTTGAAAGTATTGAAGAAACTGGTGAATCTGTCTTAGATGATTTAAATATTGACGTAAACAGTTCGGAGCTTCCTAAACATGACTTCTAAAGACGGCGTTAAACTCCGTAAAATTATAACGGACCCTCAGACTATACGAGATGCTATTAGCCAAAATGTTATTATGGCTATAAACAATAAATTCCCGATCCGTACTAATAGGTACGAAGTATCAATTTCTAATGTCACTATTGAACATAAGCCTTTAAGCCAGAATCAGCAAAAGCTGCTTATTATGGCTAAGGGTAATTCTTCCGATGCTGTGTACGGGGATCTGCTTATTACTGATGTAAAGACCGGGAAGAAGCTTATTTCTCTGAAGAAGCACCGCATAATGAACCTGCCCTATTTCTCCAATAGGATGACGTTTATTATCGACGGGAACGAGTACAACATTATTAATCAGCTACGTACAAAGTCGGGGGTTTACACTCGTAAGCGAGGAAATGATGAGCTAGAGAGTTCCTTTAATCTTAAGAAAGGTGCTAATTTTAAACTTATTATGGATCCAGAATCCGGTAAATTTAAAGTTAGTGTACTTAACTCTACTGTTCCCATGTACGGACTTCTTAAAATTCTGGGAACAGATAGTTCTAAAATTCAGGCTGCTTTAGGTAAAGATCTTTTTGATATTAATAGTTCAGTGTCCCAAGCTCAAATAGATAGAACTATTACTGTTCTCTACGATAAGTTGGCTAAGAGGAATAGCTCTTTAGGAGACTCTGCTTCTAACCAAGAAAAGATAAATAAGCTGCGTGAATACTTTTCCGGCACGGAAATTGATCCTGAAACCACTAAACTTACTCTGGGAACTGCATATACCAAGGTTAACTCCGATATTATTCTAGATGCAGCTAAACGTATTCTCAAAGTATATAATGACGAAGAGGATATTGACGAGCGAGATAACCTGGAATTTCAGAAGGTATTTAGTACTGAAGACATAGTTAAGGAAGTAATTGACAAAGCTTCAGATGTTACTAGAAAAATTAAGACTAAGTTAGAAAATATTAACATTTCTGAAGATGATGAGGCTACTAAACAGAAGATTAAGGCTATTTTCACTCCATCTTTATTTACCAAGCCACTAAAAAACTTTCTTGTTACCAGTTCTATTAGTCGCTTAGCAGATAATACAAATCCTATGAAGATTATAGACAGTGCTGCCACTGTCACACGTTTAGGTGAAGGAGCTATATCTTCTGAGTCGGCTGTTCCTAACGAAACCCGTGCTGTCAATTATAGCTATTTGGGTACTATTGATCCTGTTGCTACCCCCGAAAGTTCTAAGATCGGTATTGATAACCAGTTTGCATTGGGGGCCATACGAGGTGAAGACAATGAACTTTACAAGGAAGTTATCAATGTTAAGACAGGTAAGGAAGAAATACACAAGATTATAGACCTGGCGGATAAAGTGGTTGGGTTCCCAGATGATGCTAGGAGTAAAAAAGACAATAAGCCGTCCAGTATTGTTCCTGCGGTTAGACGTGGACGTTTGGTGAAGGTGAAGCGGTCTGAGTTGGACTATCAAATTCCTAGTCCTCACCAGATGATGGCTCCTGCTGTTGCTGCTCTGCCTATGGTTAATTCTAACCAGGCTAACCGTATTGTAATGGGGAATAAGCATATCCAGCAAGCTTTGGCTCTTAAGGATAGAGACCCTCGCTTAGTAGATACTGCCAGAGGCAAATATGGAGGTATTCAAGACCAGGTTAACAAATTTCTTAAGCCACAAGCTCCAGTATCCGGAATTGTTACTAAGATAGATGAAGATTTTGTTTACATAAAAGGAGATGAGGATAAGAAAACTCATAAAGTTGAATATCAGAACAATCTTCCCATCTCCGGAAAAACTATTCTTAATAATACTATCACCGTTAATGTAGGAGACAAAGTTAAAAAAGGGGATGAGTTAGGAGACAACAATTTCAGTAAAGGTAGCAAGCTGGCTTTAGGTCGTAACCTGAAAGTAGCTTATATGCCATACCAAGGTTTGAACCATGAGGACGGTATTGTTGTTTCTGAGGCAGCATCCAAGAAGATGACAAGTGTTCATGCTGACAGAATCAGTGTGTCCCTGGACAAGACCAAGATTATTGATAAGAGCAAGTATGCTGCAGCCTACCCTGTAACCTTTAGTAAGGATCAGTTATCTAAACTAGATGACCAAGGTGTTGTTAAAAAAGGTGTCATTTTGGAGAAAGGTGATCCCATTATTCTGGTAATGGAGGACAACTCCGATAGTCGTGCTAATCAGGTGTTGGGACAACTGCACAAAAGCCTTATGACTGCTTACCGGGACGTAAGTGAGACTTACGATCTAGACTATCCTGGTGAGGTGCTGGAAGTACACAAGGCAGGTAAGACTATCACTGTAATGATTAAGACTGAAAAACCTCTGGCTCTAGGAGATAAACTGTCCGGAAGTTACGGGAATAAAGGTGTTGCAACAAAAATAGTCCCTGACGATGAGATGCCAACCGATGAGAATGGTGAGCCTATTGATGTGATATTTACCCCTGCAGGGGTGCCCGGACGTATTAATCCTGCTCAGATTCTGGAGAGTACCTTAGGTAAAATAGCTGCTAAGACAGGTAAACCTTACGAACTAGAGAATTTCTCATCTGAAGACAATATTAAATTTGTTAAGGATGAGATGAAAAAGCACGGAGTTAAGGATAAAGAAACTGTTACAGACCCAGTTACAGGTAAAAAAATTCCCGGAATTTTTGTTGGGGTTCAGCATATTCATAAGCTGTTTAAGACTACAGAATCTAATTATTCCGCCAGAGGCATTGAAGGGGCTTATGACCAGGACGATGCTCCTGTAGGCTCTGGAGAAACAGGGCCTAAAGGCATCGGTGGTATGGAGGTTAATGCTCTTATAGGGCATAATGCACGGAATATAATGCAGGAAAGTTCTGTGCTTAGAAGTTCTAAGAATGATGAATTTTGGAGAAGTTTTCAGCATGGCGGCATAGCCCATATGCCAAAAGAGAAGAAGACTTTCACCAAGTTTACAGAGATTCTTAGACAAGCCGGAATTAAAGTGGAGAAGAAAGACGACGAATTTGTAGCAGCTCCTCTTACAGATAACGACGTAAAGAAGTTTTCTAGCGGGGAAGTTAAGAATGCCCTACAGATTGATGCCAAACTTAGCCCCGAGAAGGGAGGTCTTTTTGACGAAGCACTTACTGGAGGACTTAAAGGAGAGAAGTGGTCTCATGTAGAGTTAGAGGAGCCCGTTATAAATCCCGTATTTGAAGGTCCAGTACAGACCTTATTGGGGTACAAAACGTCAAAAGAACTTAAAGATACCTTTATCAACAAGGGAGGAAAATACCTCAAGCAGGAACTTAATAAAATTGATGTAGATAAGGAATATGAGATTGCTAAAGATCAACTCAATGATCCTAAGCTTAAAGGTACCTCACTGGACAAGGCTGTTAAAAAGGTTAAGTACTTGAAGTCTCTACAAGACAATGGCCTTAAAGCGGGTGATGCTTACATTATGAGCAAAGTACCTGTTATGCCACCGGTTATGCGACCTATCACGGTAGGTAAGAGTGGGGATTTAATGCCTAGCGACTCTAATATGCTGTACCGAGACTTGATACTTCAGAACAACAGTATTAAGGGGTTAAAAGATCTTGGTATGAGCGAGGAGGATATCAAAGAGAACCGGGAGGCGCTGTCCCAACGAGTTAAAGAAGTCACCGGCATGGTAGATCCCTCTTCCAAGCAAATGCAGAATAAAGGAGTGAAAGGTGCGTTACGTTACATAGCAGGAGATACTCCCAAACGTGGATTCTTTCAACGTAAGGTAATTTATAGTAAGCAAAATTTTTCTGGACGTGGAACCATTGCTCCCGATAATACCTTAGGAATGGACGAGGTAGGGTTGCCTGAGGACATGGCCTGGAGTATGTACAAGCCTTTTCTTATAAGGCGATTAGTACAGATGGGCTTTGGTGCCTTGGAAGCCCGAGATGCTATTGAGGATAGGACGGACACAGCCCGTCAGATTTTGCTAGAAGAATTAGAGAAGCGTCCCGTACTGGTTAATCGTGCTCCTACTTTATGGAAGTACGGTATAAATGCTGCCAAGCCGGTACTACGTCCAGGTAAGACTATATTTATAAACACCCTATGGGAAGGCGCATTGAACAGTGACTTTGACGGAGATAGTGTGTCTGTGCATTTACCTGTTACTGATAAAGGTATTGAAGATGCAGAAAAGATGCTGCCGTCCAAGATGGTTTACTCAGATAAAAAGAAAGGAGATATGATTTACGCCCCGACCCAGGAGCCAATACTTGGACTGTACAAAGCTACGGCCAATTTAGGTAAGCCGTTAACAGGTACACCTAAACAGTTTAAGAATGTGCAGGAAGCCTGGGATGCTTACCATAAAGGTAAGTTGAAAATGACTGATTTGGTTGAGATAGGCTAAAAATAGTAGGATAGATTATAGCCCTACCTGGTTAATACCAGGTAGGGCTTTTTGCTTTTACCCGATGTGCTAATTGCTACAACGGGTTTTATTGTTTGAGGACTTAGTACTGTCCTCGTCATCCAGGCCCAGTACCTCTTTTAAGTACTGGATGGCGTCCTGGATAGTGGTTTCGTCATCTTCGAGGCCGTATCCTCTGGGTAATACTAATCCAGACATTTATTTCTCCTCTTTCTGGATGTAAGATATAGCATCCAGAATTGCATCTGGAATGCTATGATGGACTGCATTATCGCATTCCGCTACCGCCCTTTTTAAGCGGTAGAGTACCTCTTCCTTGCGTGTTGCTATCCTATGGTCTACTGGAGCGCAACACGAACCTCCGCTCCACAGCGATGGGTGTCCCGTTGTGCATTCATGCCAACCTGGACGATATTCTTCTCCGTCCGGAAGTTCAAAAGTGTATGCATCTGCTCCACACATGGAGCAGGCGTTAACTACTACGACCAAATTTGGCATACTTACCTCCCCTTCTCTTCATTTCCAAAAAGTATTAGTCCGCCCCCAACGGTGACGGCGAACCAAACGATCAGACCTATAAATTCTGCTTCCATACTGACCTCCTATATTGGGGTTATATTTTTCCTTCTATATTCTTATAACAATTACACCTACCAATTTTAGAATTATACCTACCTCTTCCCACCCCTAAAAAATAAGCCCCTACTTAGTAGGGGCTTATTACTTCAATTACTACTTTTCTTCTGGTACTAAAGCACAGAACTTAAAATTCTCTACGGTACCATCTGCTACCTGACAGGCGCAGAGAGTTTCGTCTTGCATCCGTAAAAACGTAGCGTATTGCCAGTCAGTTGTATTATTACTAACCAGCACCTTGTCTCCTTTTTTGAAGGGAGGTATTAATGTTTTATGGAAAATGCGGTTCATAAGTCGAGTATAGAAGCGTACAAGTTTTTCCAATTCTTCCTTGGAAGCTTTCTCCGTTTCATCTCGAACAAGTTCGTTATTGTCTCCTTTCTCCATGATAAAATTAATATCATCTTTCTTACCTACTATGTGTTTTAGATATTCCAATTCTTCGTCTGTCATAACTGCTTTTACTCCTTATTTAATACTTCAATTAATTCGTTATAAATATCGACTGGAATCATCATAAAACCGTCAGTAGGAATGGAACCTTTCGCATCCGGAGGCTGAGTTTTACGTATAGCGTCTTTCATCTCTGCTAACCGCTTTTCCAATTCATTCACACGAAGTATTTCATCCATGACGACATTGGGTCCAACGGCATCTCGGGCACTCTGAAAAGCGCGTATAGCGTCTTTGTCTTTTGTTTCTATTGCGGTGTTGTACAGGTCAAGCAATTGGTTTCTCATAGAAGTGCTCCTTACTTGTTTAAAGTTATATTGTCTAATAAATACTTATAACAAAGTTCCTAGTTAAATTTACCCTTTACTTAGTCCACTATTTAATAGCCTATATTGAAAGGATTGATTGTTATGTTCACTAAGACTGCTAAGAAGCTTACTCAAAGAGGACGTTCTCACGTTGCCGAGAAAAATTTTGTTTTTCCTGAAAATCGTAAATACCCTATACATGACAAAACTCATGCTCAAGCAGCACTTAGATTTGTTGGTATGCACGGAACTCCTTCAGAAAAATCTAAGGTAAAGCAAGCTGTTAAATCTAAATACCCTGACATTAAGATAAGCAATGATAACTAAAACTGCTAAAATAGCGCGTGATGCTAAGGGACAATTACGTAATTACCGTGATGAATACCAGTCATATCACGCTAAACCTGGGCAAGTTAAGAACAGGTCAACTCGTAATAAAGCCCGTAGAGTACTAGGTCTAAAGCCTGGGGATAAACGTGAGGTGGATCATAAAGTGCCTCTTAGCAGAGGAGGTAGTAACACGAAGAGAAACCTTCAAGCTGTGAGTAGACTAAAAAATAGGAGTAAGTTTACATCTTAGTGATATACAACTGTAAAGTGTAAGGGCCTCGTAACATATAGCTACGAGGCCCTTACTGTTTCTGCTACAAAGTACTAGTCTTAGAACACGATCTTCAGCATCCGATTAAAGCTGCCGGACACCTTAACCGTGGCGGTGTTCCGCTGGGTAGAGGAGAATCCTACCCCACTAAGCTGCCGCTCAGTAGGTTCTGCTTTCATCTTGGAAGCCAGAACCTCAAAGACCTTACGATGGTCGTTGAGTTCTGCTTTGAGGAATTCATTGTAGAATCCTCGTGCAGGCTCCGGATTCAGGCAATCCTCCAGCACAAAGAACGTGTGCTTATTACCCACCTGGTTATCATCCCAGTGGTTAGGGGAGTGCATCATCATAGCCACAGGTACAAAGGTATTAGTGTTAACACCCCAGAGTTCCTTAGACCGAGTGGTGGATGGCAACTTCTCAATAACAGTCACCTCACCATTCTTATCCACCTTCAGTTCGGCAACCGTTACATACTGACCATCTCTCACAGCTTTGTCATACTCGAAGGTGTAAAGCTGCCCTTCGCACTCGATCTCGACCGTGAAGCCTACGTCTTTATTTTCCCTTTTGCTGAAGTTGTGTACCTCCAGTTTGTAAACTCCTGGAATCATTCGAAATTTGTCCGGATAGACAATATTTTCTACAGGAGTACGGCTAGCTCTACCGCCAGCGTTCATATCTACATCAAGGTTTCCAAAGGTACGGTGACTCTCGCGGCAACCGAAGTGGATGTGTGCTCCTCCTGCGGGCTCATACATATGAATGTCCAGGTCATCATAGTTGCTCCAGGACAGAGAACAACGTAGGTACCCCTCAACATTACCGCCTGCTGCTTTTACCCGCTCCTTGATGGAGTCGGTTACTTCGCCTTTATACGACCAGGAGAAGTTATTGTCCCATTTGAGCATGTTGGCGGCTTCCGGATTTACCGGAGCGATTACCGACATAAGATTATTCTCATGCTTATTTTCGAGCATTAGCTCCATTTTATTGATCTTCGGCAGGACATCCTCTACGAACTGATCAATGTGAATCTCCTCCACCTTTTTCAGATTGCGAGGAGTACGCCCGGATGCCTCCTGTTTAAGGTCGTCAAAGACAGAGCCTTCTTTCATTACCTTCTGTGTATCTCGATCTGCAAACAGTACATTATTCACTGATACGTCTTCCGGTACCGCAAAGCGGCGTTCCAGAGCATCATCCAGACCAAGTTGCTCAATTTTCTTCTGAGCTTCCTCGATCATGCGGGGAGTGATAAGCGCAGTCGGACGCTTGTAGTTCTGCGGTGCCACCTTGGTTTCAAATGCCTTAACCGCGTACTCCAGGTCTTTCCCTTCTGAGAGATCCACCAGAAGAGTGCCAATCACTGAATTACGAAGTGTTGCCAATCCTGCTGATACATAACAAGAACGCTCCCAGAGGTAGTTATCCTTACGAGAAGAAGCTACCTTTTCATACTTCTTTTTCTCCTTCTTAAAGTGCTGTACAGCGGTTTTGAACTCTTCACCTCGGTACAGTGAACCCTGCTTTATCAGGTCTTCTACCATGTCCAAAGCATCGTAAGTGATCTCGTTCAGACCACGATTAAACACGTCAAACTTCGCCTTGGACTGAGACAGAAAAGATCCTACTGCGTCACCACGCTTAACACAGTTCTGAGGGAGGTCCTCGGTATAGAAGTGCTCCCAGTTAGCAATGCTCCCATCCTCTTCCTGGGAGTGGGTCAGTGCGGCACCAGCTTTGGGAGAGTCGTGAGTGAAAACATTTGCGATACCAGAAGCTTTAACCGCTTCTGACATCTCGTCTGCTACTGCCTGGTAGGGTAGCTCTGTAACCACATCCCAGATAGACACCAGCTTGTTGGTGCGGGGATCTACTGTGACAATCCCGCCACAAGCACGAATAAACTGCTTACAGCAGTTACAGTCATGCTCGGTACGTTCCCGGAAAATAGGGTTGAACCCCTCTGGGAAACTCCGCAAATAAATGTCCCACATCTCGTCCTTGGAGATGTTGGCACGGAAAAGTGTGGCCTCCGAAGAGGCCATTTCCTTGAGTTTGTTGTTCACCACATCGCGAAACTGAGTAAATCGACTCATACTAAAGCTCCTCCATCATTTTCTTCAGGTCATCCAAGTTGGCCTCTTTGAGCTGTTCATCCTCCTTCTGAGCAATGATCGACATGATCTTTTCCTTCTTCTCCTTGCGCTCTTTGGCCTGTACACGAGCATCCTGCTCAGCCATCTTGACATCAATAACGTACTTTACGATATCGAGCTTTGTAGAAAGCTCGGAGCTTGCCGCGCTCTCCTTACGTACAAAAGACACCTGATCTTCGGAGTCTTTCAACTCCTTGTAGATAGTCTTAGCGACGTCATCCAAGGACGCACCTCGCTTATTGATTAGAGGCAGATCCCACAGGTCTTCGACGGTGAGGGCACCAACTGTGGACGGGAAACGATACTTGTTACGAGTTGCGGCTTCAAACATGTTCATAGTAATTCTCCTTTGATAGATTATTGCTGAGTAGAATAGGGGTCTTAAACTACGTTCTTATAACAACTAATTTTCAAAAAAAAAAAGAGCGATATATTAATAAGTTACCCCGCGCACCGTGATAGGTACGCGGGGCTGGGGTGGACTTACTTCTGAAGAAGCTCTACCACCTCCGGATCGGATTTCATGGATGCTGTGGTCTTTTCAGTTGCAGAAGCTAAGTAAGCTTCTGTAGTTTCTTGAAGGGTTCTGATATCTTTCTCAGATTCTTCAAGGACCTTGGCTACCCTCTCAAGGATATTGGAAAGGGCTTCCTGCCCTTTCTTAATATCTGCGTCTGTAGTCTCTTCCGCTGCTTTCTTCCCACCAATAAATCCGTGCTGATAGATACGGAATGCGAGGTTCATCATATTCTGAGCTTCGCTAACTTCCGAAGACCCCCTACCAAAGGAGTCTTTTACGACGTCTTTGATCTCTGCAGGAGAAAGGGACTTGGCAGACGCGGCAAACATTTTTATTTTTGTAGTAAGTTTCATTGTGAATCTCCTTCTTTTATTTTTTAAACAACTTCCTATACGCCCTGTGCGTGATAGGTTTTATTACTGGCCTCTCTACTTAGAGAGGCCAGTCTCTTTTTCGAACGCTCCACAATTTGTGGAGTTATCCATACGTATTTCTTTTTCATTTTATCCTCCACTTACTGCAGAGGTTTAGGCCACCAGCTATAGCGCATAGCCTACCACCTCCTTCCTTAAGTAATTATTTTCAACCGCATTTATATCTTGCGGATGA